CTATTGAATCGCTCCTAAAGTATTGTCGTGCTGGTGGGCGTGTGCTTAAAGGACTTCAACTAAGACGTGAAGCAGAAGCTAAGATGTTTAAGTCAGGCTATTGATTTAACAAACTAACTGTGCTATCTTTCAGATACCTAATTTATAGGAGCTGTAATGGCACAAGCATACAAGTCCGTATTAGTAATCAGTGATCTCCATATACCTTATCACCACCCAGATGCATTCAACTTTCTTAAAGCGCTCAAGACAAAATACAAACCAGATCTCGTTATTAATATTGGTGACGAGCTTGATATGCATGCGATGTCTATGCATGATAGTGATCCAGATCTATTCTCTGCTGGCCATGAGTTGGCAGCGTCTATTGCATACATTCAAACGCTAGAAAAGATATTCCCTAAGATGAAGATTGTGCATAGCAATCACTCATCCATGTTATACAGACGTGCATTAAAGCATGGCGTACCTAAAGGTTACCTTAAACATTACAATGATTTCTTAGGCGTTAGTAAGGGCTGGGAATGGGAAGAAGATATTACCATTAACTTATCAGATGGATCACGCTGCTTCTTTACCCATGGATTATCTGCTGACGTACTCAAGGTAGCTATGCAATACGGAATGAATACTGTGCAAGGCCATTACCATACCAAGTTTAGTATCGGTTACTATAGCAATCCTGATGCATTAGTATGGGGTATGCAAGTCGGATCTCTTATCAATCAGAAGTCTATGGCATTTAACTATGCTAAGAACTTCAAGACTCGATTCATTGTTGGATGTGGAATGATCCTTGATGGCCAACCTAAACTTATGCCAATGGTACTTAACACAAATGGTAAATGGAATGGTAAAATTGTTTAGTGGAAAACCCTACCTCAGAACAACTAGATATCCTAGACAAACTTATTGGTCGTAAGATTTGGGATATTGAGATCATTGAAGAAGAACCTCTCGCAATCATTAGAATTTTTTTCAATGAAAACGAGGATGATTACATAGAGATCAATGCTGAATACATGCAGATGCTCTATATTTCTCCAAAGCCTACTAAATTACATTAAATCTACGCAATCTATCTTGATCTAATCCGTAGTGTGTTCCATGCCCTAAGTCAATCTTATTACATTCTTGTCGTAGTTCACTTTTCAAAGCCCACCCTGGGAAATTTACAGCATTACCTTTTACAATACCAAGTATATACATATCAACATCTGGGTTATCTTTGGTAGTGCAAAGTAATCTTCCGTTCTCATACGTGGTAGATTTAATATCATAGCGCCAGCCTTTATATATTCCATCAGCACTTCCACTTCTTGGACTCAATCCAAGGTCTGGGAATACATTAAAGTGTTTAGCAAAAGCATACTCAGCCATCACTCCTAACACATCGGCATCACTTCCATCTTGCTTTCCTATTTTTGCATCCTTCACATTAGATGATCTAGCAATAAGAGATCTCATTCTGCCTAATATTTGGCATATTGCAACCTCATCAGGAGTTAAAATAATATTTATCATAAATTAGGGTATGCCTTAGTATCAACCTTACATAGATCGTGCGTTATAGAGCGATTGTGTGGGTTCTGTATAGCAATCAATCACTTAGCTAGAACTTTCTTTGCTCAAAGCATTCAAGGTGGTTAGTCACAAACATATTCTTTTTTACTTCCTCAAATAGTTTGCCATCAATACACTTTAGATCTTTGTCTGCAAAACTTCTTGGCTTGATCTGATTAATGTTTACCTCAACGCTAACAAATAGCATTATAAATATACACACTATACACATTAGCGTTAGCCATATTTCTTTATTCGTCATAATGATCCTGTATGCCATGGTCAAACTTAAAATCTTTGATGTCATCATCATCCTCAGTTGGATCTTCGTATAACTTTTGCAATCCTTTGAGTGGTTTCTTAACTTTCTTAGGTTCTAACTCGTCATCCATAATATTCTCCTAATAAAATATATGATTGTTAATAATAGTTCTTGGCTTCATACCCCATTGATTATCCATCTTAACATTATGAAAGTAACTAGCCCCCTTGCTACTGTCTTTGATTTGTTGTTGGATAATTTTTTGGGATAATTCTATAAATGGTTTGAGTGTTTTGTAAGGCGGGACATGCTTTGTCTTTTTAGTCCATTCAAACTGGTGTGGTTTGAAAGTCTCCGAACATATATTCTTTTGGTCAAAATCTGCTCTCCGATAAAGCACGTATCCCACTGCCACTTGGCCAGAGATAGGTTCACCTCTGGCTTCATGGAACATGGTCAAACTCATACACATGACTGCTGCAATATCTAACATAAAGTCTCCTTCATTAGGTAGCTTTCATGGTTTTACTGATTAGTTTGTCTTGCAAAAAGTGCATAATTTGCGTAACAAGTAATCTTGCTTGTCATAGATAAGGACTAACACCATGTGGACAACTCCAGCAGCTACTGAAATGCGCTTTGGCTTCGAAGTTACAATGTACGTAATGAATAAATAAGCCAAGCATACAATGATAAGGCAATGCCTACGGAGATCTTTGTTGCTCTCCATATGCGTTGCCTTTTCTCTTTGGGTGACTCGATTGTCACCTCGTATTCATAGCCATTAAGCTCTTTAAATGATCGTGGGTAACGCCATTCAAAAGCATTGAAGTCTGTCTTAATTGGTTTCATTTGATTGTCCTTTCACTGTGTTGATGCGTGTGGCTTGTTTGCCTATGTATTGCATCTTAACTGTTATGGGTAAGCGATTTAGTGTTGGCTGATTAGCGTCTACTAATGCTTTAAGTTTCGATATCTTATCCTCTGGGTTTAAGCTAGAATTAACTAGCTGTTCAGACATTTGATCGAATTTTGCTTGCCATGTCAATACATCCGATACCTCTATTGGGTCTTTATTAGGAATATAGAAGGTATATTCCTTAGTTTGTGGCTTTTTTACAACACTGCCAGCTCTTTCTGTAGCTAGATTACCATCATCATCCTCTGGAGCTATGCCACAAGTAGCCATAAGGCTATATCTACGAGCATAAGTGAGTGCTGATCCATATCCTTGAGGGTCTTGTTTAGCTGCGGGTACATGTAAAATACCACCAGATAAAATCTCACCTGATTCGTGTACCAGTATTGTTTCAATCTTAACGCCACTTTCACAATCGTGCGTCTGTTGGATCAATGCAATACCATTGTTATTGAGTGCATCTAATACAGCTTCAATACATCCATCTAAAGACACATACTTAGATCTAAAGTGTGGATTCGTTGATGTCTTGAGTGCTGGTGCAAACTCTTTCTGTGCCTTAACAAAGGCTGTTGCGATAGTTTTCATACTTTTCTCCTGTTGTTGTAATTCATTCATAACTTCTGCTTCAAAACGATCTTGGTCATTATCTACCATGCTGCTCTCCTACCATCAATCTTGTACATGTCCATGGCTCGGTTAAGTACCATAGCATCTCTGCTATACCTAGTCCCTGACTGATCGTGATCGTGGCATCTTTTAGCGTGTAACTTAATACGCCATTTCTTACGGATCTGAAAATGAGTTAATCTCTTAATCATATACGATCCTTAATTGAAAGTTTAGACTGACGAATGACGTATGCTTCCTTAGCTGGCACAGTTTTTGCTGGCTGTGCTTTGTAAGAACGCATAGGCCATGAGATTTTGTAACGACCCGCATTACATACTTCGTGATCCCTCATATGCTCCATGATGTTGATTTGCAAGCGATCAATCTGTGCTTCTAACTCCGCAATTTGCTCACGAATTGTGATGATCTTCTCAGCTTGGATCTCAACTTCTGGTAACTCAATCGTACTCTTTTCAGCACGATCAAACACACGACTGGCTTCAAAAGAGTTTTGTAAGTCATACCATTCAATCTCTTGATTGGTTTTGTACTTATTTAAACGCTCTTGAAAGTCCTCGACAGCATTGTGAATCATGTTGATGTGATCTTCATTAATGGGGTATAGGAAGATGCGTAATGTTGTACCCTTGTATAACACACAAAGAGCGCCCCATGATGCTTTCATAATATCCATTTGACCTTGAAGCTGGATCACACCACGATATGGCGCTGGCTCACTCTCGACTTCTTGAGCAGTAAGCTTGGCTTCTAAAATACCATAACCATCAAGCTTAATTGAATCATGCCCCATGACATAAATACCTTTGTCAATGTCAGTGTAGATTGTTGTGCCATTGCCAGACGCAGTGCCATCAAGGCTTGTAGCCAATGGTATATCAGGATGAAAGTATGGTTTATCATGGGCTAGATCATCAATATCAACGCCAAGCCTTTTACAGCTCTCGGATAATATTAACTTCTCTGTAAGGTTTCCCCATAACATAGGCTCTTGCTCTGTAAATTCATTAGCCTCCCCGTTAAGTGCATTAATTGAATACTTCAACTCATCATTAGGCGTTCGAAACTTACTGAAACCTAATAATGCTGGAAGCCTTGAGCATGACATCATGTCATCGGGCGTGACTTTTCCTACCATTTTATGTTTTCCTTGTCTTTGATATTGTTTAGATAATAAGATACGTTAGGCGCTGTCCACGTGCTTCCTGAGTACGTTTTAACGCCTAGTTCATTGAGCTTCTTTGCGATGTTGCGACATGATGCTCGGCCACAATTTTCCATGGCCAAGTCAAACA